GGAGGAGACTGGCGGCGAGAAGACACATATTCTCACCACTGCCGAGATGCCTTCGCATAGCCACACGATCAATCACGATCATCCGAACACGAGCACCTCGTCAGACGGTGATCACAATCACACCTTCTACTTCCAGTACTCCGCGACCACCACGGCTGGTGGTACGACGATGCGAATCACCGACATCATGAACGTGACTGGCGGTAGTGGTACTGGGTACGAAGTTACGATTCGAAACTCAGGAGCTCACACGCACACCCTGGACGTGCCTGCATATTCCGGAAGCTCCGGAAACACGGGTGGCGATGGTGCGCACAACAACCTTCCGCCCTACATCACGTGCTACATGTGGAAGAGAACCGCATGATGGCTGAGCCGCCTCGAAAGGAGTGCACATGGCAATCGTAACCGGTATGACGGCTGAGAAGATCAACGAGATCGTTGACGACGCTGTTATTTCCGCATCAGTCGACGAAGCTACCGGCGTCCTCACGCTCCAGACTCGAGGCGGCCAGACCCTCACGGCAGGCAACATCGGTTCCACGGATGTTGCAGTCGATCGGGCATATCCTGTCGGCTCGATCTTCATGTCGACCATCGCTACCAACCCAGCCGAACAGCTGGGTATCGGTACGTGGCAGGCTTGGGGAACGGGACGAGTCCCGGTGGCAGTCGACCCGGCACAGACCGAGTTCGACACGATCGAGAAGACGGGCGGAGCGAAGACTCACACGCTCTCCGTAAACGAGATGCCGGGGCACACGCATACCGGTCCCAGCCACACGCACGACATGTCTCACGATCACCCGAGCGCGAGCACTGACACCACGGGTGCTCACGAGCACGGAGCGCGAGCCAACGACGCCGACGGTACGACAAAGACATCTGGTGTCTACCGAACCGGCACGACCACCGGCTTCGTCTCCGACGATGGTGGCGCGATGATCCTCAGTGGTGGTGACCACTTCCACCACTTCGACGTGCCATATTTCCCCGGGGCTACCGGAGCAGCAGGCACCGGCGCTACCGGTGCTGCGGGAGGAAACGCAGCTCACAACAACCTGCAGCCGTACATCACGTGCTACATGTGGAAGCGGACTGCCTGACCAAGGAAGGAGCAAGTCCATGAACAGCATTCTTCTCACGGTTCTGATCATCCTCGCGATCATCGCGGCCCTCGTGTTCATCCTGGGCCGTCGCGGTCCTCGCCTCTGAACCAAGAAAGGAGTAGCCATGCCGAGCAAGGGCACCAACTCCCCTCGTCGCAGGCCGGCAACTACTCCGGAAGCAAGAGAGCAGCAGATGATTGCTCTCGCGGACAAGCTTGCTGAAAAGCAACTGCGAGAGGGAACTGCTTCCGCTCAGGTGATTACTCACTACCTGAAGCTGGGCACATCTCGTGAACAGCTTGAACAAGAAAAGCTCAGGAAAGACAATCTTCTCAGAGAAGCGCAGATCGAGCAGATGGCTTCGAATGCTCGAATCGAGGAGCTCTACGAAAGGGCTCTGAATGCCATGCGTGGTTACTCTGGACAAGAGGACTACCAGCATGGAGATTTTTAGAACCTTCTCTACCCTTAGTCGCCTAGAGACCTTCGAAGAGCGATTCCGTTATTTGTCCTTGAACGGACGAGTCGCGGAAGAGACCTTTGGTTGGGACCGCTGGATGAACCAAGCGTTCTACACATCGGTCGAGTGGCGCCATATTCGACAGCATGTCATTGCAAGAGATCTTGGACGTGATCTGGGAGTCGAAGGCTACGAGATCCACAAGCCTGTGAAGATCCTGATCCATCACATGAACCCCATGACCGTTCGGCATATCTCCGAAGGTGATGAGTCGATTCTCAATCCTGAATTTCTAATCACCACAACCCATAGAACCCACAACGCAATCCATTACGGCGACGAGAGGCAACTTCCCCGGCAGCTCGTCGAGCGTCTTCCCGGTGACACGAAGTTGTGGTAGAAAGGACAAAAAGTGAGCAATTGCCGTTGGGCAGACAAGAAGACACAGTGGTTCCAGGACAACTTCCCTGGTGCCGACCTGCGACTCAACAAGGACACGATGGTCGCAACCCTGCACACCACCGAGACCTCCGGTTGGCCCGGCTACGAGGGAGGAGCCACGGCTCCGAACTACACCGGAAACCCTCCGATCGGTGTGCGATTCGGGAAGTGGCGTGCGCACTACCCGGACGAGAAGTCCTCGCGGGCTCTCAAGAACCTCGCCGGCGGTGTGGAGACCAACACTCTCAACGACGTTCAGTTCGAGCTGATCGGTACGTGCGACCCCAAGCACGCGAAGACGTGGGGGAAGCTGAAGGCCGGCAAGCACTACGTCTACTGGCCTCACGCCACCAAGCGTCAGCTCCGCTGGGTCGCTCGGATGATGGCCGACATGAACGTCCGTCACGGGCTCCAGCTCAAGGCGCCGAAGCGGTTCCTGCCATACCCCGCCTCCTACGGGAGCAACGGGGTCCGCATGAGCTTCGCCGAGTGGCGCAACGCCACCGGCATCGTCGGTCACCAGCACATCCCCGAGAACGTGCACGGTGACCCGGGCAACATCAACATCGCCTACATCATCCAGCAGGCCAAGGTCTACTCGGCCCGCTGGAAGAAGCTCAAGCGGAAGTAACCACAGACGCCGGCCGGGGGGCTGACCAGTGCTCCCCCCACTTAGGCCTCCCGGCCGGTCACCAACGTCAGGAAGGAGGGGAGTTCAAAATGGCAGTAACAGAGAGCATCTTGGACTCTGTCAAGGAAGCTCTAGGATTGGCGGCCGATGAGACGGCCTTCGATTCCGAGCTTGTCCTGTACATCAACTCGCAGCTTTCGACTCTCCGCCAGCTTGGCGTTGGTCCCGAAGCGGGTTTCATGATCGTCGGCAACACGGAGACCTGGACAGACTTCCTCGGCGACCGAGAGCCGAAGATGAACGACGCGAAGACCTTCGTGATCTTCCGTGTCAAGCTCATCTTCGACCCGCCGCCCACCTCCTACGCGATGGACGCGATCAAGGAGCAGATTCAGGAAGCTGGATGGCGACTGAATGTCACAAGAGAAGAGATGGACTGGGTCAACCCTGAGCCCGTACCCGTTCCCGATCCATACGAAGACCCCACGCTCTTCTAAGGAGACCCGTGTACGACTTCATCGAACAGCGCCCCGGCTACACCATCAGCCGCAAGCGTTACAAGCGAAACGATCTTCGGCTCGGCCGACACGTTCGTCACGATAGCCGTTCGCTGGCCTACCAGGTCAGGGCAGAGGACCCGGCAACGCTCAAGTCGATCCGCCACGAGCGCCATATTCCCGTCCTCAACCAGGGGAACCTCGGTTCGTGCACGGGAAACGCGGCTGTGGGTTCTCTTGGCACTGCGGTGTTCTGGGAGGAAGGACTTCATGTCCTAAGCTCTGGGGATGCGCTGGTGGACGAGACCTATGCCGTCCAGGTCTACTCCGACGCGACGAAGCTGGACCCGTACCAGGGCGACTACCCTCCTACCGACACAGGATCGGATGGTCTCTCGGTCGCTCAGGTTCTGAAGAACCGCGGCCTCATCAGTGGTTACGTTCACGCAACCTCTCTTGCGGCTGCTCTGACAGCGCTCTCTCAGACCCCGGTCATCGCCGGTGTCGAGTGGCGAGCCGACATGTTCCATCCGGACCCCGACGGTCGTGTTCACATCACCGGCAGGCTCGAGGGCGGTCATGAGATCGTCTTCGATCAGCTCGATGTGGAGAATCGTCGCGTCTGGTTCACCAACTCTTGGGGCGAGCACTGGGGCGTGCATGGTCGCGCCTACTTCACCTGGGAGGACTTCGGGACTCTTCTCTCCAACGATGGCGACGTCACTCAGTTCGTTCCCGTCACGGAGCCTGCGCCTGTCCCAGATCCGAACCCGCCCGCCCCTCAGCCCACTCCTGTAACACCTGACGTGAAGCTGGTGCAGGACGTCATCGATGCCGCTAAGGCGCTCGTCGAGGCGCTCGAGAAGCTCCTGGGAGGTAAGGATGCCTGATCTGCCAACGCTGACCCTTCCTCAGGATCAGTTCGATCGAGTGGTGGCCGCCTTCCCTGGCGCCACCAACGCCGACAAAGCCGCGGCATACAAGGACTGGCTGACCAACCGAGTCATCGAGCGAGTCGGCTTCGTCGAAGCTCAGAAGGCCACGCAGGCGGTCTGGGCAACGCTTCCGCCAAGACGACCAGAACCACCCATCAACCTCACCTAGGCGAGAAAGGAGAAACGTCAAAATGAAACTGGAAGAGTACCTCGAGCAGAACGGCGTGCCCGCTCGCCCAGGGACCCTGGCCCACCACGGAGTCAAGGGGATGCACTGGGGCGTTCGTAAGGCGGAGAAGCTTCGCGAGACCGCGAACCGCAACCAGCGAATTGCCGATGGCACCGCGACCAAGAAGGACAAGTTCGACCAGGCCATCCTCGGCAAGGGGATGCACGGCTTCGGTGGTGCGCTGTCCCTCAGTCCCAAGGTGGCGGCACGTCTGGCTGTTCGCTACGGCAAGGCGGCCGACAAGGCTGAAGCCAAGGTAGCTTCGAAGGAGCGCAAGGCCGAGGCCATTGCTGCTCACAAGAAGTGGAAGGAAGAGGCCGGCGGTACTGAGATGGCCAACAAGGTGTTCCAGAAGGCCGCAAAGGACTTCGAGAAGACCGCGGACATCATCAACAACGACCCCAACTACAAGGGGAAGGACGTCACCAAGGGTCTCCTGGCCAAGCACTACCAGGCCACGATGAACCACTACTTCAACGAGCACATGGCTCAGGCCTCGATCGACCTGACCCTGAACGACCAGGGCCACGCCTACATCTACCAGTTCGACCCCCGAACCGGCATGATGCGCGGCGTCGAGCACAAGATGGTTCAGCACGCCGACACGAAGACCTTCACGATGCCCGACTACAAGGTCGAGCTCGACGAGCAGGGTCACATGGTCGGCTTCACTCCAGCCGGCGAGCTGCTTCACTTCGGCGTCAAGGGCATGCACTGGGGCGTTCGCAAGGACAACTCGAGCGGCAGCGCCCCTCGAGGCAAGCTCAAGCGAGGCGCGACCAAGGCCAACACGGCTCTGAACGCTGGCCGAGAGGTCATCAACAAGGGCGAGGCGAAGCTCATTTTCTTGCCTCAGCACAAGCGGACCCAGGCCGCGTCCCGTACCCAGGGACGAGTCCTCGGCGAAGCCGTTGCCCTCAACCGTGACGCTCGTTTCAACGGCAAGGATCTCAAGAAGAACCCGGTGTTGAAGCAGGCCTACCACGACGAGATCAAGAAGAGGGCCGTCAAGATCTACCAGGAAGAGCTGGGGATCGCTCGGACCGAGGCGGCTCAGGAGTTCATCCAGGCCGTCATGTCGCCATCCGGCGACTCGCTCCGGATGACTGCTCCTCGGGACCGCATCCGCCACGACGACAGCAACGACGAGACGCTGCTCACTCTTCAGTTCACGCTGGACGAGCTGGGTCAGATCATCGCTGCCAAGGCGGACGACGGCGACGTCATGCACTTCGATGACGACGATTTTCTCGAGCACTACGGCGTCAAGGGCATGCACTGGGGTATTCGAAAGGAAGCCGACAGTCTCGGCGTTCCCAAGAAGACCGCGGCTACGGCCAAGAAGGATGCCGAGGAGTACACCAGGGCGAAACTTTTTTTCGGCCAGGGGGCCGGCACTAGGCGGAAGCTGATCAAGGCGACCGTCGAGCAGCGGATGAGTGACCCCCAGTACAAGAAGGCCTTCGATCACTACGTCAGCCAGACGGACCTCAGCAAGAGGGCCGAGCAGGCGAAGAGCCAGCGTCGCCGCAAGGACGTCGCGAGCTCGACGAAGAAAACGGTCCGCGGCGTCAAGAACACCATCCTGAACAACGGTGCTCCTGTGACGGTTGCGGCTCTTGCCATCGGCACGGGGGCGAAGTATGCCCACGAGCAGGGGATGGACAAGCAGGCCTTCGAGGCCGGAAAGGCTGCCGTTCGCTCTCTGCTCAAGCACGAGGGCAGTGACGAGGATTTTCTCGAGCACTACGGCATCAAGGGCATGCGCTGGGGCGTTCGACGTGAGGTCGGTTCGGACGGTCGTGTAGACCCCTCACCGGTTTCTGTCGGACAGGCTCGTCCCGGCACGAAGCTCACTGCCACGGGTGGCGAGAACCACCCGGCGCACGAGGATGCCAAGGTTGCTGCCGCTGCTCGTCAGAAGGCTGCCAAGAGCACCATTTCTGCACTCAGCAACGACGAGATCCAGAAGGCCGTTCGGCGCATGCAGCTGGAGCAGCAGTACTCCCAGCTCATGAGCCAGCGTCAAGGCAAGTCCGCGACGAAGAAGGGCCAGGAGATCATCAAGGGTCTGCTCGGAATGGGCAAGACCGTCAACGAGGTCATGGCGTTCCAGAACTCGCCCGCGGGCAAGGAGCTCCGAAAGACCATCGAGAAGACAGCCGGCGGTAGGAAGGCTGCCTAACCAGGAAAGAAGGTGAACACTTGAGTCTCTCCAATACAGCAGTTCCGTATTACTACGGACAGTTTAGAGATGCGGTCCTGCGGGGAGAGATTCCAGTAAACCGGGAAATCTCCATGGAGATGAACCGGATCGACGACCTGATCAGAAACCCCAACGTCTACTACGACGACAAGGCCGTCAACGGGTTTATTCTCTACTGCGAGAACGAGCTCACCCTCACGGATGGCACGGATCTAAACCTGCTGTTCACCTTCAAACTCTGGTCTGAACAGATATTCGGGTGGTACTACTTCGACGAGCGCCCCGTCTATGAACCGGGACAAAACGGTCAAGAGGGGCGCTACGTCACAAAGCGGATCAAGATCCGACTGACGAAGAAGCAGTACCTGATTGTGGCTCGAGGTGCAGCCAAGTCGATGTACGCAGAGTGCATTCAGTCCTACTTTCTGAATGTCGACACGGCTACGACTCACCAGATCACAACTGCTCCAACAATGAAGCAGGCGGAGGAAGTCATGTCTCCGTTCAGGACTGCTATCACCCGGTCCCGAGGACCTCTGTTCAAGTTCCTCACCGAAGGTTCTCTTCAGAACACTACTGGCAACAGATTCATGCGCCAGCAACTTGCGTCAACGAAGAAGGGCATCGAGAACTTCTTCACCGGATCGCTTCTCGAGATTCGCCCGATGTCCATCAACAAGCTCCAGGGCTTGCGTCCAAAGGTTTCGACCGTGGATGAATGGTTGTCGGGCGATCTCAGAGAAGACGTGATTGGCGCTATCGAACAGGGTGCCTCAAAGCTGGACGACTACCTGATCGTCGCAATCAGCTCCGAGGGAACTGTACGTAACGGCAGTGGTGACACGATCAAGATGGAGCTGCAGGACATCCTCAAGGGTGACTACATTGCTCCGCACATCTCGATCTGGCACTACAAGCTGGACTCCATCGATGAAGTTGGCAATCCAGCTATGTGGCCGAAAGCTAACCCGAACTTGGGTCTAACGGTTACCTACGACACCTATCAAAAGGATGTCGAGAGGGCCGAAAAAGCTCCTGCAGCACGCAACGACATCATGGCGAAGCGCTTCGGAATCCCCCTCGAAGGCTTCACCTACTACTTCACGTACGAGGAGACCATTCCTCACCCGAAGCGTGAGTACTGGAAGCAGCCATGCGCTCTTGGCATCGACCTCTCGCAGGGCGATGACTTCTGTGCCTTCACCTTCCTGTTCCCGCGTCAAAATGGCACCTACGGCGTAAAGGCTCGGGCGTACATCACCGAGCTTACGTTGATGAAGCTCCCCGGAGCTATGCGCCATAAGTACGACCAGTTCATCAACGAGGGAAGCCTTCACATCATGCCGGGCACTGTGCTCGACATGATGCAGGTCTACGACGACCTCGATGCGCATATTCAACAGCGCGAGTACATCGTCGAAGCTGTCGGCTACGACCCTTACAACGCCAAGGAGTTCATGACTCGTTGGGAGCAGGAGAACAGCCCGTTCGGCATCGAGAAGGTTATTCAGGGAGCAAGAACCGAGTCTGTGCCCCTTGGAGAGCTCAAGATCCTCAGTGAAGAGCGCATGTTGCACTTCGACGAGGACATCATGTCCTTTGCGATGGGCAACGCCATCACGATCGAGGACACGAACGGCAACCGGAAGCTTCTGAAGAAGCGGAGCGACGAGAAGATCGACAACGTCTCGGCTCTGCTCGACGCTTACGTTGCTTACAAGGCCAACAAGGACGCATTCGAGTAGTGAAAGGAGGAAACTAGTGGGACGTTTTACTCGCGGACTCAAGCACATGTGGAACGCTTTCTCGGCTGAGGAGGCGCGCGGTGTGACTGTGACTCCCGGCTCCTATGGAGTCATGTACGGCGGTGCAAGCGCTCCGCACTCGGTTCGAATTCGAGTCGCGAACGAACGCTCGATCATCTCCTCGATCTACACGCGTCTCGCTGTGGATGTCGCGGCAGCCGAGATGAAGCACGTCCGAATCGATCCTCCCACGGGCAAGTACGTGGAGGATATTCACAGCGGTCTCAATGACTGTCTGACGGTCAGTGCGAACATCGACCAGGCGCCGGCCGACTTCTTCCGTGACTATGCGCTGACGCTCTTCGACAAGGGCCACGCAGCCATCGTTCCGGTGGAGACAACCATCGACCCTGCAGCCTCTGGCAGCTGGGATATTGGTTCCATGCGGGTTGGCTACATCACCGCTTGGTATCCAAGGCACGTGAAGGTGCGGGTCTACAACGACCGGGCCGACAAGGGTCTTCAGGAAGAGGTCACGCTCGACAAGCGGTTCGTCGGCATCATTCAGAACCCATTTTTCGGGATCATGAACGAGCCGAATTCGACGCTTCAGCGCCTTATTCACAAGCTGAACCTGCTTGACACGATCGACGAGCAGTCGTCTTCGGGCAAGCTTGACCTGATCGTTCAGCTTCCCTACACCATCCGTTCGGAGACGCGTCGGCAGCAGGCCGAGCAGCGACGAACGGATATTGAGCAGCAGCTCAAGGGGAGCAAGTACGGCATCGCCTATGCTGATGGCACCGAGAAGATCACCCAGCTGAACCGGCCGGTGACGAACAACCTCTTGGAGCAGATCACATATTTGCAGGGCGTGCTTTACGACGAGCTGGGTCTCACCAAGGAGATCCTCAACGGATCCGCCGACGAGAAGA